TTAAAATTGATACCAGAGTATCTAGTTTTAATAAACTTAATTAAACCAGCTGTTAACCAATATTCAATATCTGAAGTAGTAGGTTTCGTTAGATTACTATCTAACTGAGCTATTTCTAATTCAAATGCTTCTTGTAAGTCAATGTACCTCATTATTGTTGATTATTTGGTTGTTTTACTTGTAATCTATATTTACCTTCAGTAATAAACATATTAACTGCTAAATCTACAATTTCACTATGAATTGATTCTGGTAGTTCACATTTACTAGCTCCATCAGTAGTATTAAATCTTAATGGCTTCCTGTAGTAAGTCAATGTAACATTACCTAATGTAGTATATGCATCTACTGCTACTTCTATATAATTATATTTAGTAGTAGGATCTGATACTAATGCAACAGCAGGTTGCCTAATAATAGGTGTATTGTATGCAGTTTTAATAAACTTACCAAGATCCCTATACTTAACTAATTGATTATCTACCCTAACAAAATCCTTGTATTGTTTATATGTACCTTTTACTTTACTAAAAGAATGTACATATAAGAAATATTCTTCAGTAGATACATATGGTAATCTGTATCTTGTGAAACCATTAAGAGTAGTACCTGTTGCGGTTAACTCTTTTTCTACTAATAAACTCTTAATAGAATCTGTATTTCTAGTATGTATGTTGGTTTCAGTTTCCATCTGATCATCACCAACATAGTTCATCATTACATATCTATCTTGAGCTTCATTTAGTATTGAAAATATAAGATCAGAGTTAGGTTTCTCATCTATAATAAGATCTGGGCTAATAAGTTGAATTCGTCTTTCGAATTCCATTTGCATTTCCTTACTACTCATATTACTCTGATAATTGTGCTACGTACTGTGGATGTGTTTGAGTTCTTGGAGATTCAATATTCTCAATTGCCATGTCAGCAGCTAATTTAACTACTTCATATTGCATATACTCTGGAATTTCATCTAGAGTAGACGTAATATCTTGATTATTAATCTTTCTTGGATATGCTAGATAAGTAATATCTATAGTGTAGGGACCTACCATGAGATCCCTATCTATAAATATTATTAACTTATTATCCTCTAGTATTGCTACAGGTTCTTCAATCCAAGGTTTATTATTATAAGTTTCTAAGAATCTAGTAGCTTGTTCGTGACTAATAAGTTTTACTGTAGCTATCTTATTACTACCAAAATGTAAAATTCCTTCTAAGAAGTACATACGCTTATCTTGAGTATCATCACCATAAGTAATACTAGATTTGAAATTATTCATAGTGAGTCTATTACTTATAGGTTCACTTAGTAAAGACAATCCTTTATCAGTTTTTACTAAACCTTCTAAGTCTGCTACTCTTTTTATATTACCTTCAAATGGTATTCTAAGAGTATTATTACCAGTAACTTTAGTAGCTATCTTACTTAGATATGCTGTGTATAACCAATAATCAATTTCCTCAGGTAAGAAAGATGGACAGCCAGATATACCAATATTAACGGCATTTTTATCTGCTTCAATCTTAAATGCTATATGTGCTTCTAATACTGTCATATTACTTAGATTCTATTTCTTGCATGATAGCTAGTCTTATATCTTGATTCTTTTTATCATCAAGCATTAGTACAGCTTCATCCATACTTCGACCGATTACATCAGTACCATAGTAATACATATTCTTATTCTTACGAATAATATTTTTACTAATAGCTGCTTCAATCAAGTATTGAGTTTCTTTATTCTTATTATTTACCCACAGTAGTAAATATCTTTGTGGATCATTTTCAATAAGTTCGTTCAGCTTACTTTCAACTAACTCATTACTAATTGAATCTGACTTAATACCATAAAGTCTAAGACATTTACGCATTTCTTCAAGAGACATCTTAGTAAATGCTGAATAAGCCTCACGTTTAACTTTAAATTTCTTATTATTCTCTTCTGCTTCTGCTTGAGAATTACTTAGCAAATAGTCAGTACTTGGTGTAATATTACTAGTGCCAAATGCTACTCTTTTATGATTTTTTAAGAATAAGTACTTTAATTCATCCTCTGGTTTCTCTGTATGTATATACAGATCCTTATTACCTAACTTAACTGAATAAGTAGCCCAGAATGGACTATATGGTGCTAAATGACCTTCTGGATAACCAATAGCTTTTTCAAGTCTACGAGCATCTTCTTCTGTCAAACCAGTATATCTATTTCCTGATCTAGTCCAATACGGACCAATATAATCACCACAATTTTTGAACTTTGAAATACCAACCCAAGGGTTAGTTCTAATAAATCTTAACGTTGCTTCCATATATTCTTAATTAAATATAGATTTTAAACCTGTTAATAAAAAAATATAGGGGCTATTACGCCCCTATAAGTTATTTTGTATAATATTGGCGTACTTGTTTAAATACGTGGATTAACCCTCAGCGTCCATGATCAACTCACCACAGCCACGCGGATCTCTCAACATAATACCCATCTCACCTAAGAAGTGAACAGAGTAACCGTCCTTTGCATTAGAACGCAAAGTGTTAATAGATTTTGCAGGACCTGCAGGAGAAATAGAACCACCAGTATACCACTGCATGAACTCACGACCCTTACGTACTACCTTAACAATGTTTGCTTCGCCATCTCTACGACTTACATCCAAGAATGTAAAACGATAAGACTCAAGCGGCTTACCAGAAAGCGGGTGTAACAAACGATTGAACGTAGTGTTGTCATACAACGGGAAGTGTTTCAACGTCAACTCAATACCATTATTCATCTTGTATGTTACAAACTGACCACCTAAAGTTAACTCTTGACCGCTACCGCTGATAAACTTAGTATCAATTACATTCATCGTAGCAGCTTTCTGCTTCAATACACGGTCAAACTCACGAATACCCATTTCACCAGTTAAGGCTACGAACTTACGCTCATTAGTACCAAGAATATTGTAAGACAGATCAAACAAGAAGTCCTCAAGCAACTCTGCTGTCAACTCAGTGTAATAACGTCTATTAGACGGTGCAATCTGCTCAAGCAAACCAGCTGGCAAGTAAACTGGACGACCATTAGTACCTTTCAAAGAGAAAGTACCATCAGCGTTACGATTTGACTTAGAGTAAACCATCATCATCTCACAACGTTTCCTCCATTCACGCATTGCCACCCATTCTTGATAGTCAGACCACAAATAAGATTTCTTACCTGTTTTAGGATCCTTCAATGCAATCCACAATACAGTTGCATAAGCCGTACCTGTAATATCATAACTCAAACGAGTTGTGAATAAGTAGTTACGCATCTTGAATTGAGTATTGTAGTTCAGGATATCTGCTTCTTCACTGTACTCCTCGTAAGCAGCACCAAGACGTGACATTTCACGACCAGCTAACAAATACTTACCGGGAACGTATGAACTAGACTGACCATCAGCGATGAACATAGTATAGCACCACAAGTTACCGTCCTGTACAGGAGCACCTTGAATACGTAATTGATATTCTTTGTCATCAAGTACTACAATAGCACCCGGACCAAACCATTTATCTTCTACCCATACTTGGATAGGTGTGTTGCCAATACCAGCCATGATTGTGTCAGCATTAGCAGCAGTAATTTCAGTACCCTGCCATTTTGCAGAGCGAATTGTTACAGCTCTATCGGTATCAATTTCAACATACCATTCATATGTACTTTGATCAATAGTCATTACGTTACCAAGACCACCTGTGATAGCATCAATGGAAGTACCATAAGCACCGTCTTTTGCGGCAAATACGTAAGAAACAATACGTTCTACTTCATACGGTCTTGACAACATTGCTTCTGAAATCTTATTCTCGTCAATAAGATCTGAAAACCATCTACTTTTACCGATCTGTAAATTATTCAGAATTCCGTTATCCATAAATTAATTTATAATCTTTAATTATTGTTTAAACTTCGTGCTGCGATACTCCATATAGAGTTTGATGAACTAGTGTGAATTCTTTTAGTGCCTTTCGTAGCACCTGTTGTCTTTAAACTTTGTTTCAAGGTCTTTATAGCAGAGCTAGTTCCAATTTTTTTTGCAGTATCTAGCAAAGTGTCTCCCTTCATAGTAAAATAGGCAGACTCAATTAAATTTTTTACACTCTTAGAATAGTCTTTCTGATATTGAGTAAGACCATCTGAGTCCGCTTTAAAGATATAATTCAATAAAGCTTTTTTATCCTTTTCAGGAATAGCGATACCTCTGATATCTTTCAGCGATTTAATGTTGGTGACAACGTCGTCAACAAATTTTTGTTGGCGCTCGATTCTTGCCTCATTTTGCTTTTCCTGATCAATCAATAGCTGTTCCTTCTTCTTTTCGGTAATCTCCTTCATTAGTTCAAGAGCTTCCTCTGCTTCATCTTCTAGAATACCAGCATCTTCATATTTTTCTAGTTTACTCTGGATTCTCTTCTCACTAAACCCTTTTTCTAATAATAATTCACGAATGATTTGCTTTTGATTACTCTCGATCGAAGTGTCAAAGTTATCAAAATCAATAGCAGTACTAACTTGAAAATAATCTTCTAGTTTACCACCATTACGAACGAATTCATCAATCTTAGCAACCTCTTCACTTGAATACTCTGGAGTTGAATTTTCTTCAATCAAATCCTTGAAGTATTCACATAATTCCTCTACTGTTTTAGGTTTCTGTGATTCTTCATCTTCTTCAAAGTCTAACCCTAATTCCTCAGTAATAGCATCAAAAAAAGCACTAACTTGAATACCTTCATTATCTAACTCCTCTTCTTCAGTAGATGTTTCCTCAACGGTTTCTACTTCCTTAGTTTGTTTAGATTTCTTTTTAGGTTCTTCAACTTCTACTTCCTCTTCCTCTATTTCTGTTTCCTCTTCAGTTTCTTCAGTCTCTTCAACCTCAGTATCTTTTTCCTCTTTAGAAGTATCTATTCCAAATACTTCCTTTACTGAAGGACCTCTGTTAGTTCTTTGTAAACGTTTGATTTCATCATCAGATAGATCATCATTACTTGTACTAAACGTACCTGTTACTAGAGGATTATTTAATGTTTCAGATGACAATGCATCTGCTACTGCTTCCCAACCTAATAGTGTATTACTATTGTTATCCATAATTATATTTAATTAGATTTATTAATGTTTCCATTTAGCGGCGTTCCTAGCAAAGTTAGCTTTTTTCTTCATAGCTGGACTTGCTTTACTACCTTTCTTTAATACTTTATTTGCATATTCTTGTACACCCATACTAGCTTTCTTAGCTGCAGCTTTAAATGTACCTCTCTTGCTTTTCTTGATATGTATTCCACCATTCTTATAACTTGGTACAGGATATAGTGGGTATACTCCTTCTAACTCTTTCATATTGATTATTTGTTTTCTTGTTCTTCTCCAAAGAACATAGGTAATCCTAATGGAACTGCCCATTCGATTGGAGTAAGATTATTCATTCTATTTATAAAACCTTGCTTATCTGGTCTAATATCATATAGAGTTCGTAATACTGGGTTGACCCTATTTGCATATTTACTACGATAAGATAAATACTCCTCGATCTTATCCTGAGTAATAGGATCTGTCCGGTTGTTAATAAGACCTTCTTTTTGCATACCTCTCTTAAGTTGAATCATGTGAGCCTTATTTTCACTAGGTGTAGTTAAGTATCTATACGTGTTAGGGTTAACATCCATCAAGCTCTGTCTTATCTCATTATAACTCATTATGTTATCTCTATCTAGTAGATATTCCATATAGTTATTTGTAGCATCTGCACTATGCGCTTTATTAACTAAGGCATCTGCTAAGTGACTAATTTCATGATTTGCTGTCCCTTCCAGATAATAATCTGGATTAAGACTAATTGTCATATCTTCTATAGTAGGCTGATCTACTTTACCGGTAGTTCTACCATATATAGGATTCCCAGCACTATCATACATTTGTTGATGCTTAACGTACTTACCTCTATTAGCCATATCCTGAAAAGCAATGGCAGATGCAGCTTTCTTATAATTTGTACCATAAGCTTTATCAACCTTTTCAAGAGTTTCTACACTACCATCAGTAGGCATAAATAAATCATTAGTAATCTTACTAAGTTCCTTATCATACTCCTGCATGTTATTATATTTTCTCTTTACTTCGGCAAACTCTTGGTCATAATCAGCTTCAGTTTTAACCTTTTTACCCTTCTTCTTTTTAGTGATTGTAGGAGTAAAAGGCTCGGCATAGGATTCTGCAGTATATGCGTCTGTTCCTTCAATTGCTCTTCCTACTTTCTTTTTTATTTTCTTTATAGTTTTACCAACTCCCCAAGGTATTAGATTTAATGCAGCATCAATGGCAGCTCCAGCATAATCTCCTTTGCCTAAGTCTTCAATGAAGTTAACTGCATCTTTAATATAACCAGCTGGAGTAATATAAGCTTCTGGTTGAACTGCATTAACTGCATCTGATATTTTCCTTTGTCTTTCAAAGTATTCAGGAGTACCAGTTCTATATTCTGGTGGTAAATCTGCTTTGTTTATGGTTTTACCTTTACCATCTTCATATGTAGGAATAGAATCAAATTGCTCTTTAATATCAAAATATGTAGCATCAGGGTTATTTGCCCTGACACTATCATATATCTGTTTTCTCTCTTTAAGAGATAGATCTTTCCATTTCATACTAGTAATATTTACTTACCTGTCTTACCTGGTTTACCTTTTCCGCCTTTTTTAGAGCCTCCTTTACATGCCATAATTGTTATCTCCTATTTTTTAGTTTTACTCTCACCTACCACTTTATTCTTAAGAGCAGTCTTAGCCTTAAGTTTCTCTCTATCCATTGCAGCTTTATCTTTCTGAGCTTGCAACTTCTTAGCTTCATCAAGCTTTTTCTTTTCAAGAGCTAGTCTTTCTCGTTCAATTGTAGCTTTAAGTTTCTCAGCTTTTTCAGCTTGTTCAATCTTACGTTTTTCTAACTCTTTCTTATTCTCTTCAGCTCTAGCTTTATTAGCTAAATCCATCTGTTTACTTACAGCATCAGATACAGCTTTTTGTCTAGCTATTTCTTGATTACCAATCTCAATAGGATCAGGTATACCATTCATATCTTGATCCATATTTTCAGATCCTCTGTATGCATTCAATTGAGCTACAGTAATCTTAGTAGCATTATCTTGATCAATTTTATATTTTTCAAGATCAAGCTCAGCTTCTTTAAGCATAAGCTCTTGTTCTTTAACTTGATTCTGCATCTGTATTAATTGCTGTTGCTGTTCAGCTTCTTGCTGTTGCATTGCTTGCTGTTGTGATAATCTTTGTTGTTCAAGTTCTTGTAGTTTACTCTTGATTAATGATAGATTATCCATAGTATACATTTCAGCAGCATCTACTAAACTTGCACCATTCTGCATAGCAGGTTGAATTAATGCTCTAAGTTGTTCAATAGCCTGTACTTCTTTAGTACTATCAGTTACAAAGATGTCGAAATCTTCATAAGGGAAATTATCAGCTAATGTTATGAATGCTCTAGTAGTATCATCAAATATGTAATTTAAATACTGTTTATCACTATCTTTCCATGCAGCTTTAGCAGTATTTAATAACATAAGCAATGCTTGTCTTTTCACCTGATTATGCATCCAGAATAATGGTTCTGTAATATGTGCAGATTGAATAACCGAACGTTCCACGTTACCTACTAATTCAGTACTAGATATAGCTCCTTGTCTTTGTGGTGTTACTCCAGATAACTCTGAAGCCATCGATTCAATCTTATCTAGTAATTGAATATATTGAGCGATAACATTACCCATAGTAAGATCCCAAGTGGTAAATCCATTAAAATTAGATGGTCTACCTCCTTCCCTGCCTGGAATATCCCATCCTTCATCATATGGGTTAATGAATGCTACTCCTAGTGCACTTAAATAATGCATCCATTTAGCAGTATCAATACCTAAACCTTTTGGTATCTGTGTAACATCCATTACAGGAACTTTACCTTTATCCCTAGCCATTGCTAATTCCATTCTATAGAATGTCGTAATGTACAAATACTGTAGAGGCTTCATAATACTAACTAAAGACTTAGGAGCACTATTAGTATTACTATAGACAATTCCTGTATATGGCAGTCGCTGAGAATTAAGATTTTTACTTGTAATGTATTGGTATTCAATAGGTTGAATTCCAAAGTAAAGATCATCAGCATTATATCCTTCCCATACTTCAATGATCCAATCCCATTCAACATTTACTTCATTACCAGTAGTCTTGTAATATTCATCTACTACAAACTCTTCCTCTTCTCCAGTTTCAGGATTAATTACAGTAACAAAACCAATCTTTTTAAAAGATTTCCAACATACATGATATACTACTACATCCTCTGCATCTCCATAAGGATTATGGTCAGGATACTTACTGTAGATCTTTGTATCAATGTGATTCCAATCATCTACCATATTCTTATCACCTAACCAATTCTTAGCTCCTTTACCATATTGACCAAATTTCTCTAGTAGTTGGTTAAGCTGTTTTTCATCAAGTTTATCATAAAACTCATCATATACCTGAGTATATGGCATAAGCATTTTATAACAACACATTGAAGCTTCATGAATAAACTCAATTCCTTCAGCATCATCAAACCAAAAGTTCTTTGGATTAACTCTATTCAAACAAGGCTCCCCATTCCTGATGCCTACATATATTACTTCTTCACCAGCAATTAAACCGTCTTTCCAAGTTTTTACAAACTCGTGATCAATATTTAAAGAGTGTTTTAAATAGTTTAGGGTATGATAAGCAGTAACTTCTGCTACATCTTTATAATCCTTAGTAAGGTATTCCTGTATTTGCTCTGGGGTTTGTATTTCACCAGAAGATAATGCTTCCTCATACCTAGCCTGTTCTTCAGGACCCATTTTAGCCATAATAGATGCTTGAACATAATCAAGCAACATCTGTTTAGCTTTTTCCTGCATTTCACTTGCAGCTGCATCACTAGTCCTACATACTTTAAAATTAAATGGTCTTTTAGTTTCTTCACCAATTAATAAATCTATTTTAGGTCTAATAATATTATAGTCCTGAGCTACTGCTGGAAATCCATCATCTTGATTAAAAGGATTTGTAACATATTTTAAATCCTTTTCACTGTATACACTATTATATAAATCATAGTATGTTTGCATCTCTTCATCAGTAGGTATTGAACTACCATTACTTAATTGAGATTGTCCTATGATATAGTCTACACATGTTTTTTTCCATTCTTCACTCTTTTGGCTAAAAGGTATTTTTTGTATAGGAAAGCTATTTACTGTGCGTTCCATATTTTAAAATGAAAATGTTAATATATTTGAATCAAATAATTTATTTGTAGAATCAGAAGTATCCTGTTCAAACCATTTATCTGTAAATATTGGTGTATCAAACAATCTTTGCTTCTTCTCTATCTCTTGTTTTTGTTTTACTTGAGCTGTATATAATTGTTCCCTATATATCATTACTTGCATTAATGCCATTACACGGTCAAAATTACCCTTATCGTTGTATTGTATCAATTCCTCAAGTAATGGTTCTGATAATATAGACTCAAGTCTCATATGACTAGATTCTACTTCTTCTTCTAGCCATTCTTTAATTTTACCTTCTCCCCAAAGTTTAATTTCCTTGTTCATATGACAGCCTTTCCTTCTATTTACTTTGGAGTCTCTTACAATGTCTTTAATAATATCTGGTTGATCTGCTAATAAGTAGTCACAATGTTTATTATTAAAATAAACAAATAAACCTGTATTTTGATTTTCACACATTAATCTTGCATTATAGTACACTAATAGTTTTCTTACATTTTCATAAAACTCTTCTGATGTTTTTGGTCTACCAGTATATTCAGCAACTATGATATCACTGTATGATTCAAAATTCTGTATACGTTTGTATATGAATACTGATCCTAGTGAGTTAGTGCCAGATTGATCGTGGTCATAAGGGTCACAACCTGCTATGTATAAACCTATAGGTGTTTCAGGACACGGGTGCTCCCATATTACTATAGATCCTTCAGGATTTGCTTCTTTTGGTAATGGAAATTGTGTAATATCACCTGTCTTTTTAATACTCCATTTTACAGTTCCACCATCCCAAGTAAGATCACCTATTTGTTTATGATTTTGCAATTTCTTATTAGTTCTAATACGAGCTAATTGTTTTTGTAATTCCCTTTTAGGAAATATATTACCTGTTAACTCTGTAAATGCTTCTGCAGGAGTTTCAGCATGCTCAGCTACATATCTATCAATAGCTTGCATTGTTTTTGCATTCTTAAGCTCTTGCTCTCGTAATGATAATATGTACTTCCTTGATGCTTCATGATTAGTATTACCATCATTATCCATGAACATACGATTTCCATTTTCATCTCTTGAATCTAGATTAGTATGTTGTGGAATAAAGAACCCACAGTATTTTCCACCAACTGCACAATCATCCCATATATTAGGGAAACCTAAGCAGTTATAAGATTCAGGATCATAAAAAGCTTCACGTAATGGAGCTACTGCATCACCTTGATCACCACCAGTACCAAACATGATCATAAGTCCAAATGCTACACCATCATGTTCTACAGATGGTCTTGCAATTTGCCATGCTGCTTTTAATTCAGCAAATGTACCTGCCTCTTCCCAGAGTATAAGTACACCTCTTTTACCACGTACTGCATCAGGATTATCTTTTAGAGATACACCGATGATTTCAGATTTATAACCAGCTTCAGTTTTATTACCATAATCATCAGTAACCCACATAGATGCTCTACGCCTCATAGATGTATTTACTGCTTGACGCTTTTTACCCCATGCTGTATATTCATCAATAAAGTCCATATAATCCCAAGCCTTAGTAAGGATACCATCATCTGTAAGATATTGCTTATTTGATGCGTATACATATGACTTTGATTCTGGTACAAGAAAGAAATTACGGCAAAGCATAGCACCGCCTTTATATGAATAACCCTTACGTCTAGCTTTTGCTACACATAAGTGTTTACCTTGTTCTTGTGCTTCCTCTATTGCTTGAAAGTAATAGTAATCATAGTCATAGAAATCTGGGAATGTACGTTCACTAACAGATTTCCATTCTTTTAAACCAGTTTTCCTATTAGTTACCTCCCTATATACTTGTCTTACTATAGGACAATAATTTAAATAAAAGTAATGGTAACCTGTGATAAAGTCACCATCTTCTGCAGTATAACCATATATACATTTTTCTACTTCTTGATCCCAAAAGCTATAGTATTCAGTCGTGCCTTTAGGGTAAGCACAATAAGAGCCCGTCTCTACAAATGTAAGGGCGGGCTTCCTAAACTTATTGCTATTTTTGATTTTCTTATTGAAATCAATCATAATTGTTATCGATTAAACCACTGTTTGATCTTTAAACCTAGTCTCTTATACCAAGGTGCTTTAGTTGGTTTAAGATCCATAGATTTTGAATAAGCTTCTTTCTTTTCTCTATATGCAATTTCTTCAGCCAGTTCGATTTCTTTTCTAGCCTCATTCTCATGAGCTGGGCCAAAATCAATAATTAAATCGAACGGTTTCTCTTCAACTTTAACTAGTTTAGCCTTACTTGTTTTCTTTGTGCTAGTAGTTTTCTTTTCCTTAGTCATAGTTCTTAATTTTTAACACTGCCTGTAACGGCAGTTAGTTTTATTTTGTTTCAAATTGTATTACTTATCGTACAGCTTGTCTATTTGATAGCTCATATGGATTAACTTCTACTCCACCTCTAACTCTACTACTTGCCATCTCTTCAGATCTCACAGCAGTTTCTAATGCATCAAGAGATTTAATAGTGTTACCGAGTTTTTCCATACCTGCTAATATTAATTGGACTTTCTTATCATCTAGTTCATCTTGTAAAGATTCTGCATAATATCTAGATACACTATCTAACTTAAGTCTTGCATTCTTAAGTAGTCCTAATATTAGGGTTTCATTAAAGTTAACATATGCTTGTTCTGCTTCTAATACCTCTACTGGTAACTTATAATTAGCATCTCCAAATAGTTCTTTCCTGAGTCTAGGTCCTATCTCTTCAGGACTCATACTTTGGACATATGGACTATCATATTTATTCTTAAGTACGATATAACTTATTTGTTTAGTGGCTGTTTCTTTATCTGCTTTATCAGCATCCCATAACTTTTTAAAGCAGGGTATGCCCAAGGTGTCATTGTGAATAATTACTTTACCACCAAGTATGTCGAATAGTTTCATTAGTATTAATTAACAATCGCTAGGAGCACATGCTTCACAACATTCATTATGTCTATTTTTCTCGTATTCGAGATTTCGCTTAAAGTTGTTATATAATTCTTCACTCTTTATAATAGCAATATCTCTATCATCATCACTTCTATTATAAGAAGCATACAGAACAAGAACAACATCCCCAGTTTTTACCTCATACTCCTTACCGTTAAATTTAAGGATACCGTCTTCTTCAATTACCCAAGCCCAGTCGATGTTCAAATAATGATTACGAATAGAACTAACACTATTAAGATCATTGTCTTTTATTGCCAAAAGTGAGCTGTTACCAGCATAAATATATGTATTCATATTAATCTAAATTTATTTTAATGTATCTATTTCTATAATGTCTGTTCAATGCATCTACTGCTTCTTGTTTAGTATAAAATGCATTAACATACTCTGGGTTTTTACTGTACTGATTGATTATCTCCCTCAGTTGCTCCGCTTTCTCGTCCCTGTTCTGCATTCTCATTTTCTTCTTTTTTATCAGTTGAACCAAATCCACCACCACGATCTTCACCTGCTAATTCCTCTACAATCACAGGCTCCATCTTCGGATAAGGCATTACTACTAACTGAGCAATCTTTTCACCTGGCTGATAGATTGTAGGAAGAGCATCTGTAGTAATCTTGAATTTAACAAGAATCTCACCTTTATAATCGCAATCTATAATACCTACTGCATTACACATTGACATAGATCTCTGAGAAATAGAGGATCTCATAAAGATCAAACCCATATGACCTTCAGGAATCTCTACTGACAAACCTGTATGATACACTAATACTAACTTACCACTCTTATCAAATTCCTGAGTAAAGGAAACTGCTGTTAAATCTAAACCAGCATCATTAGGGTTAGCATAACTAGGTAATACTGCGTCTTCTTGTAATTTCTTAAATTTTAATTCCATATTATTTTCTTACTATATTGTTTCCTAATATTATTTCTGTTGCTTGTGCTGCTAAATTTGCAGCGTAATCTTCAAGGAATTGACTACGATTCGTGTCCTGTAGTATCTGTCTCAGATACAGTAGCATCACTTGTTGATTCAGTAGTATCTTGTCCAGTTTCTCTTCTATACTTATTTCTTTCATATAAGATATCTTCTTCAGCATTTTTGAGAAAACGTATTAATTCCCATTTAAGTAAATTAGATCTTAATATTGGGTCTCCCTCATACCATCCTTCTACTGTGTAGACAAATCTACCATCTCTTTCCTTAGATTTCTCTTCTTTACCATCATAATTAAATATTTCTCTATAATATATTTTAATATTCTTAAGAGGACATTTCTTGATAGCCTTGTTAATTTGTCTATCAGTAAACATATACTTTACAGTTTTACTTGCATGTGCATCACAATCAGCTTTAATAATTTCATTATAGCTATCCATTACTTCCCAAAAATCATCTATTAATTTTTGTTTGCGTGCAGCTTCTGCATCTGTTTCTTCTTGTGGTTGTAAGTGTTTACTTATCCAAAGTAAAGCAATAGCATTCCATGCTACTTGTGCTAGATGTCTACATCCTGTTTCTTCATCAAAAGTTTCACTTTCAGCAGCGTATAAGTGTCTTAATAATGCACCTTTATATCTTTCATAACCACTCTCTAGATTCTGCCAATTATTGTCACCATACTTCTTGGCACCTTCTGTATATACTCTTGCAATGTCCTCAAGACAATCTAACGGTATTAATTCCCATCTAGTCTTATCGTCTAGTTTATCATTCTTCATATCCGTCTGGTCTTGGCATTTCTTCGATTCGTATTGCATCTATTTCGGTTTTATTTTCAATTATTGCTTTAACAATTCTATGATAACCATCACATATTCTACCTAAATGATCAATTAGTATTGGGTGACTCAAATCCGTGTCTTGTATCCTTTTACTATGCCAAATTATATCATCTAAGTTATTTATCTCCCAAGGTAAATGGTCTAGGTTTACTCCAGCTAATGGTAATTTAAATACAGGATAGTTCTTTTCTTTTACCCAAGAAACTAAGTTTGAAGCTGCCCATATCTTCCCATCTGCTGTATATCTATTCTCTGCTAAACCTTGTTTAGGATACGTTACTATTGGATTTTTTGGTTCTTTCTTTGCAAACATATTTCTTTTTTAATTTAATCTTAAACAAATAACTAAACATAATTGGCTTAATATCTTTCTCATCTGAAATTGTATTTTGAGCAAATTTGAAAGGATGATTGCAAATTACTTCTACTACTTGATAAGGTATATTATATTTATGTGATAACTCTGTATAGATACTTGTTTTATTTTGCTGGACCATAAATTACTTTATAGTACTTATTATTAATTATATTATCCAGAGTAAGAGAAGACATATCAAATGTCTCAGGTCTAACACTATTAGCTGTGATACCTATTTTATCTAATCCTGATGTTGTATTATCAGATGAAGCATATACTATAGAGTTTAAAAAAGCAGTTTCAACTTTAGAGTACTGTTTTCTAGGTTCTAGTATTACTACTTCAGATTCTTTACTAAAAGGTTCTTCACTAATACCATATAGAATAGTCTGTGTATCACGAATTAAGATTCCATTATTATATGGTAAATTCTTACCAATAAGTTTATACCACCATCTTTTTAATTTACCATAACTCTTCCATAGCATTATTGAACCAGGTTTAATTACTAATTGTCTCATCATTTATCCTAATTATAATTGTTACTTGAACCCTGTCTCCAATGATCTCTGGTATTAGAGCTTTATTGACACTTAATTCATCTTCGGCTGGACCTGCTACTAGAATACCTTTTTGTTTAAAGGACTTGATATATCTACTTAAATTATCCTTAGTAATACCTAAGGTGTTTATGATATGTTTCCTATTAGCTCTATTAGCTATGTTCTTATTCTCGTTTGGTTGTTTATCATAGTTAAGATCAAGTCTAATGAACTCTGCCATTAATTCTAGTTCTCTGTCCGTAAGCCGAAGAATACCATTAAGTGAAATTAGAAACTCTGTAACAAGATCATTTTTGTTTACAGATTTTACTAATTTATTCATTTGTCTTATCTACATCTAAGATTTGTTTAACCGCCTTAATGAACTTCAGTAAGTTATAGTTTACTGTTTCAGATTCAACTTTTACACAAGGTTGAATTTTACCATTTTTATAATCTTCATTAACCTTCTGAATATTGTCTTGATACTTCTTAGTACAATCATCTAAAAAAGCTTCAAGTGCAATCAATTTTAATTCTGCATTAGACGGGATATATTCTTCTTCTGTATTAGTTTCATCTTCAATTTCTTCACCCCATTCTTTTAGGTTACCACCATTAAGAAGTTCTAATACATAATTTGCAGTAATCATCATGTAACGTGAGTTAGTGTACTTATCATTACTATTTGTACTCTCCATTACATACTCAATACCATCTTCTGTTTTAAAGATATCATCTCTCTTTGCACAACCAAAAGGCTTAACTACTTTATATTCTGTTCTCATATTCCTTATTATTTTTTAATAATTACTAGTGCTAATTTAATCCATTTGTTTATGTTAAATTCTGGATCTGACTCTTGCACTACTCTGTCTCCAATTGCATATTGCTTAGGTTGGGTTACTAAACCCATAAAATTCATAGCTTCATTCTGTGTAAGAACTACCTCGGTAGCTCCTTCTTTTGAAGGATTGTTAAGATCCTCTGGAATGAATACTTTAACAGTACCATCTTGTTGAAACTTAACAAACTCTGAATATTTACCTAAAAGATTATCTATCATTTGTTGAATCATGACTATATAACGGACCTTATTTAATTTTGTTGTATATTTTATGCAATAAAAAAGCCTATAGTGATTAACTATAGGCTTATATTAAAAATCCAACTAAATCTACTAAGCATTGCTTTTCTTAATAAAAGCTACTACATTGTATGGATTCACTAATTGGCTATCTTTAAACAAGTCAAAATAAGCAGCTGCTTTAGCAGGGAAAGCTATGGTATCACCTACTTCTGGATGATTATTTTTGTCTTGCCATTCATAACCTGAAGGAATTGCTAGAACAATGCCTTTTCTAAATGCTGTTGGTACTTTCTTTACTTCAGTTTTAGTGTCATATTTATCAACACCATCTTTGTCTTTTGTTCCTGTCGCAACAGGTTCAGTAATCTCTTTTTCTACGTATTCAACTGGTAACGGTTTGATCAGAATATCTCGAGTAAACTCGAACTTTAACGCTTTCTGAATATCATCGATGATCATTTTCTCATCTACTTGTACCGAACTATCATTATTTGTATTCTCTGCCATAACTTAAATTTTTCTACTATAACGTTTGTTAGTATTAAATGTTCTATTTTTATTTCCTTTCATGAAAAATAACGCCGCCTGTGCAGCATACTTTCTTTGCTATGGATGGACAAATTTCCATGTTATAGAAACAGCAGCCATCACACCATCCTTGAGGCTGCTTTTCCATGTTATAAACTTTGCCATCAACTCTAATATACCCTTCTTCAAGGGCTTTATAAGCTTCTGGTTCTCCCATATTATTTGTAATAATATTTGTTATGTTCTTCAGCCTTTTGTTCAACAGTACGCTCCATGATTATTTCTTTAATCCAAATTAAAGCAGCCTCAAATCCTGCTTTAAATGCAGATTCTTTTAACCCTTCCATCTCTTCACACCATTGTTCAAATGCTTCACAAGATTCTTTGTCTTGATACCTTTCAATCTCGTCAATTAAATATTGTCTAAACATATTTGATCCCTTTCTTTTGATTAATAATTATACTGATCGTCGTCATCAGTAGGATCTAATGCATCTTCGAATTCATTAAAAAAGTAAAAGTCATCATCCATAATACTATTATTATGTATTTATATTTTATATCCAGAGTAGGAGTATATATTTCTTACTATACTACTATATACTAACCCACAAGTATGTGTAGTAACGTTACAGTATTCATTTTTGTTCTATTGTTTACTCTAGATTAATGATTTTTCTTAGGTCTTAATAGATGATTTTTATTAAAACCTCTTTATAACATAGATTTTATTTTAGAGTAAAGCTATCATGAGTACCATTTTTATTCTTACAGAATAACTCACAATTTACCAAGTACTCAGGCATAAAATCATTTTCTGAATCTATTTCAATATCTATCTCTATGAGATCACCATTTTCATATATTTTTTGGTAAGTTCTGTAGTTCCAATTACCATTCCAATAGTCTTTTATCTTAATAAAACCGTGTTCTTCTAGCCATTCACAACGTGTCATTTTAACATTATTTATGATTATTTAACATATTTACGAAACTTTCGTAGATAACTCATTAACATAATTTAACTATTTTTAACGTATTTTATAACCTAAAAGGGTTAATAATTCATAAAATTTGTTAATATCCCTAAAATATAATGAATATGAAATCATCATGTGAGCCATACCTTCCTCCATAGGATTCATTAATCTCAGATCTGATACTTTCAAAGCTTTAGTACCATCAGCACAATCCCATTCACTTACTCTAGCCCTTAACAGCTCAAAGTCACTAAATTCATAATAGAGTTGATCATCTCTAATTTCAAACCCTTTATCTTTTAATTCTTGTTCAAATATCATAATATTAAGTTTTTAATGATAACGTATATAAGGGGGTATTGTTATAAAAATTTTATAAAATAAAAAATTAGGGGATATAATTGTGAATGTAGAGAGTAGTATATATATTGTATTATATAGATTTGAGTGTAGAAACTAGTATATACAAACCCCCTCCCCATCATGCATCAAGGAAACACCCCCGGTACTTATGCATCAAATCAATTTATCTATCAGCTGATTGTGATTAATCAAGCAGTTGCAACGGAAGGCGGTTGCAATGTAGAACTACTGCTGAGGGGCAGACAGCCGAGACGACTATGAAGTGTGCAATCATGAGTCTAGAAGCTAAGCAAGCAGAGAACGGTAATTGGTACGTGAACATCCTAGCACAGCCGGAAGGTGATCCGTTTGCTGAGGAGTTGAAGTATCGTATGTGGTGTAGCGAAACACTAGCTAACAAGCTAGCTGCTAACGCACCTGAGACTATCGAACTCCAGAAGGTACGTGTAGAGGTTACTCCTTATCAGAAGGTGTCTGATGATGGGTCTATCTCAGAGAACGTATTCACCAGTCTGTCTGTTGTATGCAGACAGTTCAAGGGAGAGTACGTGGATGAGCCACAAGCGATGGCAGACAAGCTACGCAGGAATCTGCTGCGTGATGGGCTTATCGTAGAGGTAGACGTAGACCCGTACGAGGGAGCTACAGGTGATCTACCAAACTAAAGGGGAAGAGCTTCGGCTCTTTCCTTTTTAATCCTACCATGCACCAAGTTTATTTCCCTCTTAGCCGATTGTGAAGGTATATTGTATTTATACTTTCATACTTATGTTTAACTTAATAGTTGTAGGTGGATATACTTTAAACCTTCAACATTATGGTAACTAGAACATATTCCGTTGCCGGGGTAAGACTCCTCGTAAGTCAGCGGTTGTGGAGTGCTACGGCCACGTAATCAACAGGGCAATAACAGGCTCAATTGAGCATTAATCTAAAAACTCAATAACTTCCCAAGACATTGAGGGCACCAGTTTCTTACAAATAGGTTTAGGACTATCCTTGTAAATACTTAGCTACTACAACATTGATTTCTAGAATCATAACGCCAGAGTAGAGAATCCCTATTTGTAAGTTTTAGGTGTAAAATGCATATCTATTTTAGTAAAAAGTATTAATTGATATTACTTGTACTGATATGTAAAGGAGTAGGCTATAGCCTATTTTCCTTCTTACAATGCACCAAGTCAAATTTCCTTTTTAGCATATTGTGAGGAGTATAGGATACTGCTGTGATTTATGTGTATGTAATTGATAAGAGTGAGTTTGTAAGTTTGAGAATAGTTTACTCTCTCTTAGTCTGCCCTTTAATCACATTGCTTATAGCTGCCTTTTACGCATACATATAATATATAGCGTATCCTACTCTTTACATAAACAATCAAACAATTAAATAATCAAACAATTAAGGAGGACAAACAAATGAAATGTATTATTATTGGACACGAATTCGCAGAGGCAAACACAGGTAACTTGTATTGCAAACTAGAAGTAAGACCTGCAAACGATGAGTGGGCTGCATCATTTAACTATGTGATGTTTATCACAGATGCAATGAAAACAGCTCTAGAAGCCAGATTTCCTAAAGAGATATATCTGCAGGAAATACGTATGCAGACACCTGAGCCATTTAACAGAGTATGGGCTACAGATGGTAATAACCATATGCAAGGTGAGATAGTTTGCAACGCTAAAGGTGATCCTATCGTATTTAATGACATCAAAGTCGTAATACGTACATTACCTGATGGTACACCTGCTAGAGGTGAAGATGCTGAAAAGCTACTAGAATCTAGCTGGCGTAGGGGTATTGAGAATGGTACTATCTTACCAATTGGTGAAGGTACAGATGTACCAGATAACAATATTGGACAAACTGTAGGAGGAGCTGATGCATTTGCGGGAGCACAATCAGCTGGAGATCCAGAGGGCCTAGAGACATCTC